TTAAAATCACCAATAGCTTTTGTAAGATCGTCTAAATATGTCTTTGCACCCGCTTCAATAAACTCTGCTGGTGCTGTTCTTACTACTTCAGACATTATACTTTTCCTCCTGCTTCTAACATTTTCATTTGATCATACATTCTTTGTGCGCCTAAGTTTACGTCACCATCTCCCATGCCTCTTACAGCATCTGCTGTAAATACAAACTCATTGTTTGATAACATAGCCGGAATGTCGTCTGCTTTTTCTTTTATACCAACCGGTGGTATAAATCCACCACTATCTCTAAGATCTAACTCTTTAACACCTTTTGGATTTTGCCTTAAAGGTAGTCCCTCGGCGCTCGCTGCTTGCATAGCGTTTATGCTTGCAGAATCACCTTTGGCTTTGTTATTTCTTGTAACAACGTCACCTTCTCCCGCCATTTCTTCCTTAAGTTCTGATTTTGACATTGGTTTTAAGACTGGCATATTATTTTCATCAAACTCTATTACTACAACTATGCCGTCGTCGTCTGACATAAACTGATTCATAAGTCCACTTACACCACGACCAGGTGTTCCTTCATCAAAACCCATTCTACCACCTAGGGCTGCTAGACCTCTTGTGTCTTCCATTTTTCTTTTACTCATTCTATCAAATTCTTCTTGTGCTGCTTTTGCAGCATCTTTTGGAGATAGTCCCATATCTAAATATTTTTCAAACAGAGCTTCTAATATTTTATCGTTTTCTAAATTAGATGCCATTTTTATTGGGATGTCTTCTTCAATACCAAAGTCTCCTGGTTTTGGTCCAAAAGGATTTACAGGTTGTGTTGTATCTGGTGGTAATACTGGACCATTAGCAAAACCTACTCTGCCGCCTGTTGAGTATTCTGCTACATTAGCAGCAACAAACTCTTCTACCTCTTCTGGTTGAGCGTTAGGATTTAAATTTTGATAATATCTTCTTAAGTATAGTGCTCTAGATTCTGGGTTAGCTATTGTCTCTTCAGCTTGTTCTGGAGACATACCAAATTGATCTGTTAAGAAAGTAGATAATCCTGCTAAAGCTAAACCTTTAGTTAAAAATCCGCTGCCTTTATCACCGCCACCACCTAAACCTATTGCACCTAAAGCTTTTTGAAATATGTTTTGTTTACCTGTCAAAGCCACTTCATCAACTGGATTTGAACCTATTGCTCCACCTGTAATAAAACTACCTATTCTACCAAGATTACCCATAAAATTACTTGGAGCAAATCTTGCTAAACCTGTTTGACCACTTCCAATAGAACCTAGTCCCGCAGTTGCACCATACAACAATGCAGCTTTACCTACATCAGATGATGCAATTTTTTTAACTGCTCTAGTTGCTCCTTTAACAGCTTTCTTAGCGCCTCTAGTAATTTTTTTAATTACACCAAAACCTGCTCGACTACCCATATCAATACCTCTGTAGTCACCGCCACCAATACCTTCTTTTGAAAGGCTCATGATTCCGCCACCCATTCGTAATTGTCTCTCCATCTGTCCTCTTGATATTGTCATAATTTAGCTAAATCTTTGTTGGCAGGCTTTTTATCCTGTAACGTCCTTTTTACTTTGTTTTTCCTAATAAATCAAGGCTAGGCATTACTACCGTAATATCTCGTCTTATGTCTTCTGGAGACACTCCTTTTGCCTTCCAAACCTCATCATTTTCATATTCTTCACCTGTTTTTTTATTACTAATTTTTTCTATTATTTTCTCTGGTTTTAACTCTAACATTATGTAGTTACCTCTCTTGGCTGTATTTGTAGTATTGAAGCTATAACGTGCAGCTCATTCGCGTCACTAGCTTGTACTTTTAATATTTCACTCTCTTCCACTACAAGAGGTTGAGTTAAAAGTTCAGTTGTCGTGTTAGTTGCTATGGTTTTACTTTTAAATAATGTAAATACATTACCAGCGGCATCTGTTAAAGTAACATCAATATTACATCCAGATCCTGAATCATTGGCTACTAATAAAGATTTAATTAAAGATACGTTAGCAGAAGGTGTTGTATACAACGTTGTGTTGTCAGTTGTTGTTAAATCTACCTTTGCATTTACAAAACTATTTGCCATTAATTTAAAAAGAAGTTTTGAGCTTCTACCTCTTGTTTTAATTCTTCTTGAAATGTTGTATTTAATTTTTGTATAACAGCGTCAAGATCTCTAACTTGTGCGTCAGCAACATCTTGTCTGTATTCTTTACTAGGTCTCGTTAATATTTGTACTATCTTTGCCATTATCTTCTACCATCCGGTTGTATGTCTATTCTAAATCCACCAAGTTTCCAATTTTGTGATGCACCTGTATTAGCAATCTTTAATGATACTGCTCTAGCTCTAGCTCTCGTATCTACTTTAGTTGTAGATGATGTTATGGTAAATGGGCCAAGAGGGGAGCTTGCTTGTGAACTATTAGAATAATTTCTTAATTGTAATGTAATTTGTGTGTTACCCGTTTGCGATAAAAAGTCTGGTATAAATCTTCTAATTTTTGCAAAAAATTCACCATCACCACCTTGACTTATATCAAAATCCCCAGATTCTATGTTAGCAGTTATGGCTGTTGATACTGCTCCAGTAACTTGATCTACTCCAGTTTCATGTTCATAATATATAGTGCAACCATCTGTATTACCAACTACGTCATAAGAATTATTTGAGCCAGCGTCATAGTCTGTTGCGTGTGGTTTGCCAAACACAGCAGAGTCTTGCCATGTTGTTCTATCTAAAGTGCTTGTTGTCCAAACAGGTCTTTGAGGTGTAGATTCTACATAATTATAAGTAACACATTTATTTATTACTGTTGATCCTGATGAACAATAAAACCAATTAATTTCACCAAACAAATTATTTAATCCTGCATTAACAAGTTGCGAAGCTGTAGTATTCAAATCAGTATAAACAAAATCTTCTACTAAACATGGTAGTGATTGTAAGGCACCAGCATATTTAAAAAATCCGTTTTCAGAAAACCAATATGCAGCACCATCTACTTCAACCGCTGCATTCTGTCCTATCAATCCACAGTTTGTACCTACCTGTGCAAAACCAAATGTAAATGGTGGACCAATAAAACGCATAGTAAATAAGGCAGTGTCAGTCCAAATATAAATCGCATCACGACCTCTAACAGACCCTACAATTCTAGATCCATCAGCAAGTCTTTGTGTGCCTGCTGTATTAGTTGCTGTAGGTGTATAAGTATTAATATCTTCTTGATTAGAAAATCTTATAAACATCTCATCTTGTGTTGATGCATCACCGATAGTTGTCTCTGTACCAAAAAACACTAAGTGTCTATCTGGTGTGGATACAATCATGTCTCTGGACGCTGTGGGTGCACCAGATATAATTGTTGCTCTGGTAGCTGTCGCGTTAGCTGCATTTGAATCCCATTCAAAAACTTGTCCGTTGTGTATTAATGCAATAATTTTATCACCAAAGTTGTCAATAGACCACATGCCTGGGTCTATAACCAAGTCACCAGATGCTGCTTCACCCCACGCCACATAGTCAGATGAATTTGTAACTGTTGCACCGTTAGAGTGTGTTGCCGCCGTAGTGTTTCTTACACCTCTTGTTACACCTGTAAGTGTGTTTGTAGATATACCCGTGTACGATATTTCTTCTGATCCTATTTGAATAAAGTTTGTTCCTGATGTTGGAAATAAAGAAGCATCTGTTAATACAATCGTTGTTGTAGAATCATTGATGCCTCCGTTTAAAGTTGTCGTAGCTTCTCCTGATACAGTTCCACTCCACTGTCCTAAGCCATAACCAAACCCAGGTAGCTGCTCCGCTGGACCAACAGAATAATAAGCTTGAACTCTTATACCTCCAGATGCTGTAGCACCAGATCCTGTTTCATTAGAGGGCATTGTAATCGTAATTGTTGATGAAGATGGTACAGACGTTACCATAAATTTTTTATCATTAAAATCTGCAGCCACATAGTTTGAATTTGTAATTGTAGAAAAGTTATCTAAAAAAACAATATCGTTTGCTTTAATACCGTGATTTGTTGAAAATGTGATTGTAACAGATGCAGATCCATTTGTTGTTGTAAAAGCATTTGTTAAAGTTGAAGTCGCTCGAACCGGGTGTATGTCATAAAAAACACCACCTGTGTAAGCGTACAAAATCCTATTTGTGCCTATAATTGAAAATTTATTTCCTGATTTATTTACAATATGGTGCATAGCTCTTGCTGCACCAGTGAGTTTATTTTCACCTAGTTGTGCCCAACCACCTATTTTTTCAGGTGATCCATATCTAAATCTAACATTATCACCATCAACCCATTGACCCTCTGCTTGAGTATCTGTCAGTTGTTTATTAAAACCTGGTAAAAAATTTACTTTTTGTAACATAAATAATCCTGTTTAGACGAGGAGTATTGTGGTGTGGTGGAAATACTCCTCATCAAAACAGAATTATATAATATTATTTCTTGATTTTAAAGCCCTTATAATAAGCTGGTAAGCCTAAGAAAGGTCTTTGATCATACATATTAGCTTTAGCAGTTTTCTTTTTAACATCATTATAATGTAAAAATACCTGTCCACAGTCCTTGCCTTCAAAAGCTTCTCTCCAATGTTCTAATTCACAACCCATGTAAATTAGCATGTCTCCCTGATCTAGATCTACTTGAACACCAGCTTGCTTTTCTTTGCCTGTTGGGTCTAAATATATAGGCCAAGGATCTCCTCCTAAATTTAATGTTGTAGATATTTCACAAGAATACCTATCTTTGTGCCTGTGTAATACATCACCTTTTTTATATATTCTAGCATAAGAATACGCTGGCTGTAATTTATATCCTGTATGTTTTTCCATTTTATTTTGTAAACCTTGTAGTAAAGTTTCCATGGCTATATCACCATAATGTGAATATGTGTTAGGAACTTGAGTATCATTCCAGACACCAAAATATTCTGTAAATGGAGATATATATTTTTGATCAAACAAAAATCTAGCTACATTTCTTTTGTTTAAAAAATATGTATAAACAAATTGTGCTAACTCTTTTGATATGGCTCCTTTCATTACTGTGTATTTATTTTTTTTGAACGACATTTTTATTCCTCCTAAGTTCTTTCTTTTTTTCTTCAATAAAATTTTCTACAAAATCTGTAGATTTTTTAATTCTATTTGAACCTAACATTGTTTTTACAAAGTTATTTAATTTATTTTTTATTATCGGCATGTTGTAATACTGCTTTTGGTATTGCTTGTATATTCCAATGTATAAATCTAAATGGTTCATAACCACTATCTACACTATATAAATGCGGCATATACGAATTAAAAAATATTAATCTACCAGGTTTTACTTTGTAATGTATTTGTGAGGTAGCGATACTAACTTTATTTTTATCTTTTTCTGGTAATAAATTCATTTGTCTTCCAGGTCTAGGATCTTCAAAAACTGGGCAAGATGTTTTTTCACTAGCTTTTAAAAAATAAAAACCAGACATGTGACCATTCCAGTGGGTGTGTAAAGTATGATGTCCACCACCTAGATGTGAAAACTCTTGGACCCAAAGTTCAGTTAAAAATAATTGATGACCTTTTAAATCAAAACCTTGTTCATCCAATAAATTCCAAGCAGTGGCTAATATCCAATCTTGTAAATCTTTAAATTTTGGATCACCTATAAGACTTGTGGAATGATGAACCATTCCGTGATCTCCTTTATCGCCAAACTTTTTAGTTCTTTCTTTAACATTAAGTTGATTATTTTTTTGTGCTTTTTTGATATAGGGGTCAGAGGCTTTATTTAATTTTTTTATCCACTCTGGTTTTTCCATCCAATATATGGGATTTGTNAAATAATCTTCTCTATATAATTGTTCTTTTTTCATTATCTAAATGGCCATCCTAAATTCCATATTACTAAACTATATCTTGATCCTTTTTTAACAGGACACACTCTATGCCATACAAAAGAAGGAAAAACAACTAAAGAACCTTTGGGTAGTATGTCTGTGCATTTTTTAATATTTGGTTTTTTATCGGGGTCTAAATTTCTAAAATCAAATTCTAATTCACCGCCTTTATAATCTTTAGGATCAGACAAAGAAACAGTCACGGATAATTTTCTTATTTTACCATGAGTGGGATCTTGAGGATTTTGTGTTATATAAGGTTTATCCCAACTGTCACAATGCCAATCATAAAATTGTCCTTTTTCATATTTAGTAAATTGACAAGACTCAGACCAATCCCAATTAAAATTCCAACCTGCATTGACGTTAGCTTGATGAACATAAGGTTGTATTTCTCTGTATATCCACCTGTCATTCATCCAAACAATATTTGAATTTCTTTTTTTCTTTAAATCTTTAACTTGTTTTTTATTTAATTGTTTGTTTCCAAATCCACCTGTAACTGCCATTTGATCAGATATGGATTTTCCATATTTAACAATGTCATCGCAGATTCTTTCAGGGATAACTGATTTAAAATAATAGTAATAATTTGTTAAATTCATTATTTCTTTCTTTTTATAACTTAATACTAACTTAAAGTCAAAGTTCCAGAAACCGTGAAAGTAGCCACTTTATCGTTAGCTGGTCCTACACAACTTGCTACACTATTTGTACCAGGTGAAACTCCAACAGTAAAAGCATTTGGTGTTCTTATAATAACTACACCCGATCCACCAGCAGCTCCAGCNNACAGCATTTAATCCTCCACCACCAACATAATCAGCGTAAGATCCTCCACCGCCACCTCCAGTATTAGCT